ATAAAGATGGTCACATAGTCATTGGGTTTGACACTCCATGGGGACCACCAGACACATGGATCCATACTATGTCTGATATGTTTCCTGACCTTGAGTTTACATGTCGTTATGCTGAACCCGGCATGTGTTTTGCTGGCAACATATACGCAGGACCTAAAGGTTGGGAGCATGTACAACGCAGTGGTGATGAGTTAGTAGACGATGACTATCACCTTATGGGTGCTGATACCTGTGATGAGTGTAAGAACTGGGAATCGAACTGTACTTGTGAGTAACTTACTTACGGTATAATACCGACGGGATCTACCACACTTTGTGGAGTCTGAACAGCCACTTCAGGCTCCACAAACTTTTTAAAACAAGGAGATATATGTTAGAGCAATTAATCGGATTGATTGACAAAATGTCACAAACTAGCGAGTACCGAGATGGTTGGAAGGAGATTGAACCTACTATTGGAGTTAATCATATTGTTTCTTTAAACTGGCCTAGATTTAAACTGAAGATTGTTTCATTCAGAATGCCACCACACTGGGATGGGTCACTTGAATCAGCAGAACAAATAGAAGCAATTGATACATTGTATGTAGCAAAGAACAACGAAATCCATTGGAAGACAGTGAAGAATGCTAACACAGAACATTGGCACGACATGGAACGAGCTTTAGTTGTAGACGTTGTAGATAAGTTTTTAGCTGGCGAATGGACGCCACCTTGGAAATGTGGGTTTTGTGCATCACGACATAACGGATCTCTTAAACCACGTTGGAAATGAAACGACCTTGGCGAGTAGCATTCTATTACGTCAAGCTAAATAACAATACGTTGTATATGCAATCACGCATAGCTGGGCTGCTTATTTTTAAAGAATGGGCAGCCGAGGCAGCTAAACAGGAAGGAGAACAAGTTGTAGAATTTGGAGGCGTTGTTAAACCACACATGCAAAAGATTATTAACGCACAAGATGTCGTTGACCTTTTAAATTGTGGTTGGGATGCATTTGTAGTTACACGAACAACAATAAAGGATGGAGTAATCACTAAAACATTTACAGATCCTAAATATAAATCAATGCACAATCAGTGCAATAAGTTACGTATTAAAGGAGTCTATTTTAATAATGCAATACGTAAATCATTGAGCATTGTATGTAGGAATTATGACCTACTTGAGTTGTGTTTTCGGTCACCAGCTCCTAATGTTTTTGAAGCATTCATTAAACTAGCATCAGAAGATCAGTTGGAGGATAAACAAAATATTGTAAAGCATGCGAAAAGTATCTTTTATGTCTTGCGAAAACCATATAGACAAACACGGTAAGAGAAAACTGTGTTCGTGTTTACGATGCTACATAAAGTTTTGGAAAGATGATCTTGAAGAACTAGGTATCCACTTACTTACTGTAATTGTGATATCTATTTACGTATGGATAAACTACAAAATAAACCGACGCTAAGTGAAACGTCTATACAAAATCAATCAGTTGCATTACTTAGAGCATTAGGCTACACAGTTATGGAGACTGGTAAGTCTAGGTCTAAACAAAGATGCAAGACCTGTGGCACACAATCATATGCAACAGGGTGGCAAGGCAACACAGTAGGCTTACCAGATATGTACATACATAGTATTAACTGGCGAAGAGGAGTGTCTCTTGCTATTGAGATGAAGACACCAAAAGGAGAAATAAGACCAGAGCAATTACGATTAGCTGAATCAGGCTTAATTAACATATGTCGAAGTGCAAAATGTGTACTTCAAACAATAGAACAATACGAAGAGTCTATTTGTAACGAAATACAAGTAGAACGCATACGAAAGATAATAGACATCAATGGCATTTGAAAACCCATGTTCCTTAGAACATATGGACGTAGTACTACCCAACACCTCTGATTATAATGGATGGATAGCAACTCAACCTGACGATAAAGATAGTGTGTTGTGCGTAGAAAACAGTAATGGTTATTCGTTTATATTTTATGACGATACTGAAGAAGAACTACATAAGTCTGTAGCTCAATATACCGATACCAAATACAACACCAAGCAAGTAAGTGTGCTCAACGTTCTGCATTCGTGGAGAGCATTGATATATAAAAACAATCAATCATTAGTCATTGGTTGCAAAGATTACTTGTGTGACACAGCATTAGTGGCATCTGGTGGAATGTTATACCCTCATGCATTCTCACTTATAAGTTACTTGCTCGATGAAAACAACAAGCCAATGATTGATGAATGGGGTTCATTGATTTGTGCTGGTAGTCCTAGTCGATTAATCCAATCATCTTGCGCAGAGAATCAAGACTTAATGCTTGGCATATATAGCAAGAAAATATCAATGCGTACTGAACCGCTAATCTTTTTAGCAAAACAATACAAATCATTATTGTGCGAAGGTTCTATGTGTAATGTACCTTTGGCAATAGCACACTCTTATCATGCAAGGAGTTCCAAAAATGTTTAACCCAAGAGATCACTTCATTAACTTGAAGGGCAAGCAGTACTTGCCTGTAGCTGCACGTATTGCATGGTTCCGAGAGGACCATCCAGACTGGACAATTAAAACGTATGCAGTGCCCGAACTTTCGGGCGCTGACTACTGTACTTTTGCTGCCGAGATTCTTGATCCATCAGGCAGACTTATTGCTAAGGCTCATAAGACAGAACATGAGAAGCACTTTGCTGATTACCGAGAGAAGGCAGAAACGGGCGCCATTGGGCGAGCACTGGCCTTGTGCGGGTATGGCACACTGTTTGCTCAAGAACTAGAAGAGCCTATTACACCATCTGGTGACATGCGCATTGTAGATGCACCACAACAAGCCAAGGCATCTACGCTTTCGGCTGGTAAGCAGTTTGCTTTAGAGTGTAAACGTATATGGGGTGCAGACATTACCCCACAAGATATGAAGCGTGTTTTTGCACGACTGGCTGGACATACAGACACATCAGAACAAAATCTACGATTAGTCATAGAAGTACTGATGGGATTCAATACACCGGAAGAAGCAGAGTCGGTGTTCTTGGCAGAGGAGGATTAAATTGGACACAAGCAAGTTTGACATCATCGGTGACAGTTACTACGAGATTGAGACCGGCGAATATGCCGGTCCAGTTGATGGTTGGCTAGGCGATGAACTTAAAACAGAAGAAGACGTTCTTTTAGCTTTACAACGTTTACTAAAATACGAAACAGAACTTAAAGCGGAACAGCTTGCTACTCAATCAATCATTGATCGATGTAAGTCAATGGTCAAAGATAAAGAACGTAAAGTGCATTGGCTACAAGCTAAGTACGGTACACAGATTGCTGCGTTTGCTAAATCACAGTTGCATGGTAAGGCTAAGACATGGAAGTGCCCTTGGGCACAGGTGTCATTTAGGCAACCATCTCCAGTGTTCTATATTACTGAAGACGAACGTGCTGTTGACCTCGTACCTAAAGAAGCTGTTAAGATTGAGTTGTCTATTCTTAAAAGCAAGATATCAAAAGAGGTGCAACTTACACTTGTAGAAGAATATCCAGATGTGTTTAGTATGTCAAATCCAGATGAAACATTTAGTGTGAAGACGTTGACAGCAACAGATACTGAGGAGTAAGATTGACTGCTCCGTAACTATATCCCACGGAGCACAACTACCAAATGAAGGGTCACGGACATCAACACCGTGGCCCTTTTACATCACAGGACAAAATATATGAGTGACGAATTAGTTTACATAGGTAGTATCCCAGATGCAGTCAATGTCACAGACGTTGGCTTAGAGTTTAGACGAGACATTGAATACGATCAGTGGCTAACACTGATGGCCACATTACAACAGTTATCTACAGCGTTTCAGTTTGCTATTGGTGATGCACTTAACTACGGACAGAAAAGATATGGCGAGAAATATGCACAGGCTATGGACGCTACCGGTTGCGCTTATCAGAGCCTTGCTAACTGGAGTTGGGTGGCTACTAATGTCCCTATTGATAACAGGATTGCTGGTCTTAGTTGGACTCATCACAGGCTTGTGGCACATGTTGGAACGAGTGAGCAAAAACTTATTTTAGAGTCAGCTAAATCTCGTGGGTTGTCAGTGACAGATTTTGAAAGAGAACTTAAAGGTGAACCAGAAGAAGATAAGAAACCACTTAAGCAAATCAACATACCAGAAGGATGGACAGTTGATGATGCTAACAAAGCACTCGAAATAGTCAGCTCGTATAGGCAAGGACTTGAGAGACTAACTGCAGCACTAGATGCTGAAGATAATGACACTAAGGTGCAGAGATACTGCGCTGAATGTCCATATAACAACTAGAGGTAAGGCATGATTACCGTATTCAATGGCAAGTCGTTTGGCTTGTCAGGTGAGCGTTCATCTGGCTTTGTTCAGATAGACCGCTTACTCGTAAACCACATAACGTCATTTACTCCATCAGGATTTGTAGTATTCATGGCATTGGTAATGCATGTAGATAATGATGGCTACTGCTGGCCAAGTATCAAGAGACTTGTTGAATGTACAGGGTTGTCTGAAACTACGGTTAAGACTGCACTGCACTATCTAACAGGTATGAAGATAAACGAGAAGAGACTACTTGAAGTCAATGGACGAACTTCTCCTAGCGGGAGAACAACAAGCAATGGCTACAAGTTATTTCCTGATTCTGTTGAGCACGATCCAGACGTGAAGGTTACATCAGTCAAGCAAGCTAGAGCAGATACTGTAAAGGAAGATGATCCAGCATTCCCTTTGTACAAAGCATTTAAGCGAGCACGGTGGGGAGGAGTGTCTGAGGTAGCAATCACAGATAAGGAGTGGAAGGATGTGCGTCTAACCATATGGCAGATGCACAAGGCGGGTGTTACAGAAGAGAGTGTAGTCGAGCGCGTGAATACACTAAAGAGCAAGTGGACAAACCACGAGATGGTTACTGTTCGTTCGCTATGGAAGCATTGGGAAACACATGCTGTGCCAACGTACACAATACCAAAGACGGTTATAAGAATAGAGGACTGGTTCAATGACAGCAACGGATAAATTACTAGCGATTCTTTCGCAACTACCTAGTTCTATAGCATGGAACGACACAAGCGAGACTGTTTATCGTGTAGCCATCAACGGGCTTACAGACGAGGACATTAAAGGTGGAGCGCAACGATTGCTTACACGGTGTAAGTTTCGCCCTACTCCATCAGAGGTATTACTCAGCGTGGCTGTTGAAAAGTTTGGTGATGCTCAACCACACATCATCACTTATGACATCAGTGAGGGATTGAGACTAGGTATACCTACAGACAGACTACACCCTACAGTCAAACTCGTTCTTAGGAAAACTGGCGGGTATCAAGCATGGAGAGTAGAGCCACCTATCAAGGGTCAGGCATTACAAGAAGTTATTAACGAAGTACATATTGTTCGGCTAACGGAATACATCGATGAACTACGAAACAAAAGCTAAAAGCCTCGGCTTCAATATAGAAATTCCATCGGACGTTATGAGTGAGCAATCACTTATAGCGTCTGTTCTTCTTGGAGGCAAGAAGTTATTCAAGAGCCTGTCGCACATCGACAAAGGAATGTTCTACAGAGTCGCTCACAGCCTCATATGGGAGGCCTACACTACCATTGACGCATCTGGTCAAGACATCGATATCGTGACTGTGAATGAGGAGTTAACAAGGCGTAATGCACTAGAGGCTTGTGGTGGACTGGGATACATCATGCAGTGCGCTGAGTTACTTCCATCCACGTCTAACTACGAGAGTTACGTCAAGCTAGTGACCGACTACCATCGTCGCAGGGAGATCATCTTCTCATCGGAGTTGGCAAGTAAGAAGGCATCCGATTGCGACTCCGACATTGATAAAATCATCACTGATTTAAATAACTCTGTCTCATTCACCAATTCCGGAACAACGACTGATGATTTATCTAAATTAATTTTGTCGGCATCCAACGCAGCGATTAGTAGGCAACACGATGAAACAACATTTAGTGTTCCTAGTGGTTACGAGGAAGTAGACTCAGTAACAGGAGGATGGCGTAATGGAGAGTTAATCATTATTGGCGGACGGCCTTCTATGGGTAAGTCTAGTCTTGGTTTGCAGTACGCTTGGAACGCAGCTCGTTACATGCGCACTCTAGATGAGAAGGTCGGCGTGTTGATTGTGAGTGCTGAGATGTCGAAGGACATGGTTACAGCACGTATGTTGTCAATCTACAGTGAAGTAGACAGCCAAGTTATTCAGACCAAGAAGTTGAATAACTATCAGAAAGATAAGCTACAGGTTGTAGCTCAGGAGGCTAAGTCACTTCATGTTCGTATTGTCGCCGATAAAACTGTCACCCTTGGAGGAATCCGAGACGCCATTAGAGACACCCAAAAATCTTTTAATGTTGGCTTGGTGGTTGTTGATTACCTACAGATGATTGCAATGCCTTCAGCCTACAAGTCTGAAAACAGAACACGTGACATTGGTGTAATCAGTCGAGGGCTAAAGGATATTGCTCGTGAGTATAAGTGTCCTGTTGTTGCACTATCGAGCCTGTCTAGGGCAGTAGAGCAACGACAGGACAAACGTCCAATGATGTCAGACTTGAGGGAGTCTGGAGATATTGAGTCAGATGCAGATGTCATCCAGTTTATCTATCGTGCTGGTTACTACGAGCGTAACCAAGATGGAGAACAGGACGATGAAGATAAGGCAGAGATCATCACGGCGAAGAACAGGAACGGGAGAACTGGTATCAGCTTACTCACGTTCCAAAGCAAGTTTGCTCGATTTAGCGACTTCAACTTAAGTGCTTTTGACCTTTAAGTAAACTTTCTTTTGATCACTATTGGGAATGCAATCAAGATTAAAGCTACGAGCAATATCTCTAATTGCTGCATACGATTTACCATCTCGTAAAATGCATTGAAGGGCCAGCGGTTTACCATTATAAACTGGCCCGTCTTCCCAAGATAGTGCATCGTCAGACCCAGTAACAAGCCTAACAAAATCGCGGACAGGTGCGTAGGTTTTCCCGTTCTGCAATAACGCAACAATGTGCTTGTCTCCATAAACAATCTTCCAATCATCACCGGACAAGATTAATCCCCATGGATTAATAAAGAATACATTCTCTCGGTTGCGGTTGGCAAACACATTGTTTCTACTGGCAACCATGTAACCATTACGACTACCATCGTTGTTACTATTGCCTTCAATAGACATCAGTGTCCCTGCTTCAGAGTAGCCTGAGATAATACCGATGTGATAAGCATCGTTACCAGAAACCAAAAGAACAAGGTCACCCGGTCTGCCTTTGGACGAGAGGCACTTATGCTTCTTTGCACTAGCAAGCCATACGTCACAATCTGCACTAAAACACAAAGGCCAATCATCACCACTTTGATTCTCCCATTCCATGGCAATGGCAGTAACAAATGAGGCGCACCAATAACTACCAATTGGCGCATTAGCCATTGTGTTCCAACGGTCGATCAACGATCCTTTATTACTGCCTATTGGATTTTCTGTCACACCAATATACTTTTTGGCGATATCAATAAATAAGTCAGGAGTCATTACAACTATTCCTTCTCAGTACCAAATATTACACCGCCAAGTCCCTTGTCAGAAATAACCTCTGAAATGTTCTGGCTTGGAGCTTTTTCTTTCCTTCTCTTGATTGCTTCATATCGAGATATCGATGTACCCGGAACGTTGTCTGTAATCCAATCAGAATATTTATCGTCTCGATTTGTCAAACCAGCTCCAAACACATTGATTAACTGTTTAAAGTAATCAGCAGGTATGTTTTCAATAGTTTGATTAGGGTCTCCTGCAGCAACTTTATGTTGACGCTTTAGATTAATATCTTTTAACTGATCAGTAAAACCAATAGGCAACATACTTGTTGTAAATCTACTTAACGCAGGTGGTAGATTCTCAATACCCGGAACCCATGAGAAGTTGTTTACTATTTCATTTCGCCAAATTTTGTAATCTGGATCGGATTCCCATGCGTTGTCACCAGCAAATGTTTTACCAGTGGTTCCTGTTTTTGCAACTTGAATAGTTGGACCTAATTGATTTTCAATATATTGTTTCCATGCCCAGCTTGGCAATTTCTCCATTGACGTTGGCGTAGTAGACTTTAATTGATCTAACTGCTTAATACCAGAAGACATACCACCGGGCATAGGCGCATTGTAGCTTTTATCTCCAACATCAATTGTCATCACGTTTCCAAAAAGAAAATCAGTTGCAAATGTCATTGCTTGTTTCTTCTTCTTTTGATCTTGACCAAACACTGCTGCTAGTGCAGCCGTTATTGCAGCTGCCGACCCAAATGCTTGTAAAGCGCGTGAAGCTGCATAACCCATTATGATTCTACGTTTTAAGAACTGCTTTACCTCAGGACTGAAACCACCTTCAGTCGTGTCTGCAAATATACGTTTTTCTAAACTAACGTTAGCAATATCTTTATCAAAGAACTTATTACTTACAGCATTAGCAGCAAGTTTAGAACCGTAAATCAATCGACCAACAATAGGAGTCAACAACAAACGAGATCGTCGATACGACAAAGACGTAAAGGCTGTATGTAACGTACGTTGGGCAAATGATAAGTACTTATTAGGGCTAACGCTTCCACGTTGCATTCCTTGCAATAAGTTAATTGCTTCTGCGGAATCATGAAGTTGTTTAGATTTAAACTGCTGAATACCCTGAATAGTATATTCCGGTGTCAACATTGCTTCAGTTTCTAAATAACGTTTTTGGAACTCACTAATCGCTGCAATGTCTTTCCACAAAGCGTTGAATCGTTCCATTTGCGACACACCCGGAAACAGTTTTTGCGCATACTTAGAATCACCGTAATAATCCGAAAGACGTAAATTCAACGGGATGTCGGTCTTCATTACATCAGGGTCATTACCAAGCGCTTCAGAGTATTCTCGATACCATTTCAAATACTCTAAGTTTAATCCGTAATGGCTCATCATTTCTAAAGACAATGTAGGTACGCGCTCAAGCATATTCTGGACATGTATATGAGCAGCATTATCACCAAAACGTGTATTCTTACCTTTACCCTTCATCATTCCGTATAGCTGTCCCGGCGCATTAGGAAGCATAGTTTTCCAAGCTCCTAACGCACTAAACAATGGACCTCGTTTTAAATCTGGATGTAATCCTTGTCCATATTTCTTAGCCCAAAAATAATGCTCAGCTCCTACAAGGAAGTTACTTGTAAACCATGACTGGTTACTCGCAACGCTTAAGTCTCCGGATAATTTAAGTGTTCTCCAAAACCCATCAAACTCGCTAACGGCATGAGAGACAGCAGTTCCAACTAGATGCCATCCTTTTTTATTCATTCCACCTCTGGTTTGAATTACGCCATCTTTATCAACATCAACAGCAATTTCATCATCGCCTAATGTTTTATCTAGTGTCACAAGAACATCAGTAGGTTCAGAATCCTGATCTAATGTTTCTTGACTTTCGTTCATTGGTTTAGATACGTCATATGCAAAATCATCAGCATCGTATCCATCACTAAATAGGCTGTTGCCCTTCCATTCCTTCCAACTATTTGCAGCTTGTAAACTACGCTTTCCTTCATCAGTTTCTTTTACGTCCTGACGTGAAAGAGGATCTTGACCTGCCTTTGGTTCAAAGTTTGCGCTTGCGTTGCCGTTTTCGTCGTACGTATTAAAGAAGTTGCTTTCTTTGCGCAAATCTTTTACGGCCTCAATGCTTAGTAGTTTACGTGCAACGTACGTTTCAAACGGCGCAATTGGCAAACCCGGTAAGCCGTGTGAAGGACCTAATGTTCTACGATTTACATCAGCCGATTGAACTGACCCATAATCTGTGAAGGTAACAATATGTTTCCCCGCCTTGTATTCAACAGATATTTTTACATGACGCATTTGTAAATTGCCGTCTGGTACAGGCGATCCATTTGCGTAATCATTTGTCATTTCAAATAACTGCACCATATTTTTTGGTTTTAATGACGCATCGAATCTTTGAGTAGGTGACGATCCAGTTGCAATATACAAAGGAAGTGTAGATTCAAAAGATTGTGTACCGTTCTGTTTGTTTAGGTCAACCATTCCCTTTTCAACCATACGTTTGACTTGGAAAAGTCCAGAAGCATTTACGTTGGCTGTAGCAGCAAATAAATCTGAATCAAGCCAATCATCTATAACAATAGAATCCTTGGTTAAATTCCCGTTGTTTGCATCATCAACCATAGACCAGTTGACAGCATTTACCTTTTTAGGTACAGATTGAGGGAAGCGTGACCTATCAAATGCACCACCTAATCCACTTGATGGATCCATAGCATTGCGAATGATTGTCCAGCCTTCAATAACACCATTGGTAACTACTGGGACAGCAGGACGCACAGCCCCAGTATCATGATCAATGGCTACATACGCGGTGTTGAGTTCATTATCTGGGATAGCTTGTGATAATCGGTTTTCAACACCCTTGTTCCGCATAATTAAAAACGGAGCTTTTTTACGGGTATTGTATTTAACTCCAGCCAATTCCCATTGACCATAAGATCTCATTGCTGCAGAACGGTTTCCAACATCCATTGCCATAGAGTTAGCAACCGACAAGAATGACGCAGCATGCTGTCCAGCAGGAGACCGACTAATGTTGTCTACTAATTGAATGATGCTCATGTTGTTGAGTTTTGCTGCGCCTTCAAGAGCAGATAAAACAAAATCACGTTGAGCACTGTGGTTTGGTGTCCACTCAGAATTTTTACTTTGTATTCGACCAAACTGCTTCTTTAATACATCAACATCAATGCCACCGTCTGCATACAACGGGTCAGTAGCACCAGCAGTCAAACTACGTAACGAATACAAAACGTCATCTAATCCAATTTCACCAGTGACGCTATGTTTATCAATAGCATCTTCAATAACCCTCAATACAGAAGAACCCGTCTCGCCTAAACCATCTTGTTCATTTGTAAGTAACGCTTCAAATTTATCTGCGGTTGGAGAGTTTAAAATAGCTTTAGCAAACTTAGTTTGCACATCGCTTGGTAATCCAAGCACAGCACTTGCTACATCTTTAACAACACGAATGACAGGAGTAGCATCTCCACTTCTTCCAACATGGAACATGTCAGTTAATGCGTTTGTGTTACCTTCTTCACTTGTTAATAAGCTTGATGAATATTGGTCTTTACTTTCACCATTCTTGTCAACAAACTTAACCATAAGCGGATTGTCATCAACATCTAACGAGAAAATGGTGCGTCGCAAACCATCAATAGTATTAACGATGTCTTTTTGAACAGCGTCCTTGTTGTCTACTGAAAGCGTCTCTAAGTAATCATGAAATTGATTACGAGCTACACGTGCAGACTTTTGCATACTTTCACTAGCGTCTATTGCATCGTTCATGCGTCCAGCTGCACCTTCAGCGGTTAACGCATACTCTGTTTGGTTTTTATCAAAACTGCTCATGTTCACAGATGGCATAGCGTCTAAGTTAAGACCTACCTTGGCAACACGAGTTTTCAATGCATTGTATGTAGCGTAGTCGGCTTGTCCCATACCGGTTATTTGGATTACGTTATTTCGTGCATACATGTCATACATGAGCGCAGATAACGTAGAATTCCAACCCGGTGTAGTTCCACTGATACGAGCATTGCGCATAGCAAATAATTGATCTGGCGTAACAATTGCTATCTGCTGCGTTGTTTTACTTGATGCATTAACTAAACCGTATGTAACACCTGCAATATCTTTTGAACGGATTTGCCGGTTGTTAATTCGATCGACAAAAATGCCGTCGTGTTCATCTAATGCGTAATAGTTTTTACCATCAAGTGTAAATGCAGGTTGCGCGTTCTTTTTAATTAGTAACAACTCGCTTGATGAACCGGGTTTAAGGTGTACATAATTTGTACGAACAGACATTGCATGTGATTCAGTACCTTTTTTAGAGACTCCCGGCGGTACTGATTCTATACTAGTTGGTAGTGCAGTCGAATCTAATTTAACCAACTTTCCATTCACCTCTTTGAACAAAGGGAACGTTGGCAATCCAGCACGATTATTAGTAATGAACGACACTACGGAATCTTTAGGTAGGCGTCCGTAAGCTTTCGGCTTTCCGTTAGCATCTGTAACCACAAATGAGTTATTAAAACGCAACTTCCAGTTGTGGCCGGATGCTATAACTCCTTGATTAGATCCATTGACAGTGTAATCAGGAGCAAATGATTTATTACCACTCCGATTCATTAACTGGACTGCTTGATTTATAAATGCGCCCATCTTGTTGAATACACCACCGGTGGTATATGCAATTCCAAAATTGACACCGTCATAAATAGGCTTCATGCCCATTGAGCCAGTAACAAGAGAAGACACAACTAACTCATTAATAATAGGGTTCGTGTACAAAACATGCGATGTGTCAGCATGCATGTCAATTTCAGTTTCAAAAATTAACTTGTCGTACGCACTCTGCAAGTCAGCATTGTAGGGGTCCTCGTTAATTAAGTCTTGTAATGACTTCTTCTTCTTGGAGAGCATTTCAATTTCTTTATTGAGTTGCTCACGTGCATTTACTAAATCAGCTTGTGCTCCTTCTTTGTTAGTAGGAGACACGCTGTCTAACCCTTGTGCTTTAGCAACAGCATCTAAAACATTCTTAGCATAAAGCAACTTGCTGGTAAGTGGCATTGTGTGAAATAAGCCATGATGTAGTTCATGGCCCAAGCTTAATATGTCACGAGATCTATTAGTCGTGCGATTTAGATGCAACAGTAAATTTACAGATGCACGTTCACCAGCGCTGTTCAACGTCCCAAAGGTTAAACTTCCAAAAGAATCAAACAGCTGACCTTGTCCTGCATTAGCGGGAGAAGCAGTTACAACTAATCGTCCGTTATTTGTGTAGAAGTCGCGTTGTAATGTAGCAATACGAGACGTGTAAATATATGTAGATAGCTTTTGAGCATAATCTGCATTCTTTGGAAAGGCTTCGTCAATAACGCTACGAGCACTACGGCCAGACTTGTTCTTGATAAATAATGGCTCACCATTTTTTACCTTATCAATCAATGAGTCAAGACCAGCAATGAGGTCTGGATCTCGCTGAACTTGCCTGAATGCTTCTAACGTTTGTAAGATTTGATCATTTGCATCTTGAACATGGCCAACTGAAAATTCATATTCAGCATGACGAGCTGCATATGCATACGTGTGTAAATCATATGCATCTGCATACGCCTTTGCAAGCTGATCAACAACAGCTTTAACCTCAGCAGGTGCATCGGTACTTACATTCATAGCTTTTCTAAATGCTACGACAAGCCCTTCTTTATTAGATGCAAGAGTGCCTTCAACGGAATACGGTTCACTGCTTGGAGTCTGCGCTCCTGACAAAGGAATATCTGAAAATGGGAACGTAACTGGAACATCCACTGCTGCAGGTTGACCTTGTTCGCTAAGCCACGCATTACTTTCTTCGTGAGAAGTAAGTATTGATGCAGCTTCTTCCTTTGTCATACCTTCTGGCAATGTCTTTGGCAGTACGTTATCAACAGTTAAATCAAATACGCGGCCTTTTAATTCACTACTAGTAGCTTGATCAATTCTGATAATTGGTTTCTTTGATCCACCAGTAGCTTCTTGCGCTCGTGCAATAGCCTCTGCTCGTGCTGTAGATAACTCAAGGGATCGCATCGCTCGATTACTAATAGTATTGAAAAGCTTTTTAGCCTCATTTGAGAATCCCTCAGCAGGACTAAAATTGGTTTTTAAATTACGTAAACCTAGCGTTACAGCCAAGTTTAATGATTCAACAAAACCACGCCGCTTTTCATCAGAGGTTGCCTTCTCAGCTTTTGGACCAGTGTAAATATCGTATGCATCTTGTACATGCTTGACCATTTCCCTGTAAACATCTGCTGGAACAAGCTGTTCAAAAGGATAAATTAAGTCAGTTAGATTTTCCAGTGTTGCGTTTTCTAAATCCTGCAACATCATTACTGAAGCATGCATGTCATTGCTTGCGTCAACAAATTGACCAAGCGTTCTATTCCTAACGTGATCAGCAATCTCAGCAACAGTTATCTTTGAACCCGGAAAACGAATGTTCGTAAATAATGTTTGGAATGTAGCTTGATCAATATCTTGACTTGCTAACTCCTTAAAAATCAAATCACGCATAGCGGAAGCTGATTGACCATCTAATGTTTTTAAGAATGCATTGACATCTGCAATGTTGCCTTGTCCGTTAGGTTTATTGATTTCCTGTACAGATAAAGCTACTCCAGATTCGGAAATGCTTTTCTTAAAAGCAGCAATCTCACTCTTAACCATCGCTTCGTAAGAAGCACGAGTTGTATTTTTAGCTGTAGGTAATCGACCTCTAGATGCTTCTATGTTTGCATACGCCATCGCATTAACAACGTCAGCCATTGTATACGGCGAGGTAGATTTCTTAGTATCTAATCCCTTACCAGACAACTTTTGCATTGTTTCAAATAAAAGACTCTGTTGTGCCGGAGTTAATTTAGCAACTCGTTTCCAAGCATCACCATTTACTAAGCCACGCCCATTTAAAAATGTACGTAATTTAGGAATAACCATCGATAACGCAACTGTATGAGAAGACAAATATGCGCGTGTGTCGTTATCTATATCTGGATTGTTACGTAAATACTGCTTTATTGCGTTTTCAACATTACGGGTATTCCAGTTATGCAATATACGCATAGCGTGTTCATGCGCTTGTTTTGGTGTTGTCTCAGTACCGACAAAGTCACCACTCAATAATGTTGATGCATCATCGATCAAATTGATAATGCGCTTTTCTGAAGTCAACCAATCAGATACACCACTTAACGCATGATTCAATTTAGATAGCTGATTTAAATCTTTAATTGGATCTAAATCCATTGAAAGCATTGCGTGAATGATTGACTCTTTGTGAGTAACCGATACATTGTCATCATTTAAGATGTTAACAAGCCCATCGGATAAAGCCTCAGCCGTGACAATTTTATCTGCGGATACATCTAGAACTAACTTGCGAACATGTTCTACAGTACCTTCTTCGCGTAGACGACTTACAACCGCACCACGTTCTGGTCCATACAAACGTTCGTTTGCTTCTGCATCAACAGGAACGCGTGGAGTCTCAGTTACTACATCAAGTCCCTCAGTGGATGCTTCACCAGAAGTGTTTAATGTAGGATCTTCAGTTACTTCACCGCGTTGTTTAGCATAATACGATTCAATGTCTGCAACACTCTTGATAGGAATCATAGAGTTGCCTTCAGCATTTAAACGCGGTTGCACCAATGGGGATAAGTTATCTGGATGTACAAGTACGGTACGTCCGCCCTCTCCTTCAATAAGACCCGGTAGTTCATTAGCTAACTTTACGTGAACTCCATCTTTATCAATCTTTACAACAACACCTTTATCGTGACCTGCTCTAGCTAAAGTAGATGCACGTGTTTTATTGTCTTCATCTACATAGTCTGTAAATTGAACAACATCACCTTCCATAATTGGTTGCTCGTTGTGATATTTGTTGTACGTTACAGTAGCATCGCTTGGCTTACCCGTACGATTAATAAATAGTAATCGTTGTAATATCTCGCTATTTGCGTCATTTAAAATAAAAGCCCTGTCTTCTCCAGATGTTTCAACAAGTGACAGTTTTGCTGCTGCATCGTCAGAGATTTGCTTAATAGTCTTCTGTTGCTTTGCGGTAACAAAAATACGAACTTCATTTCCCTCAGGCATTGTGACGTCGTAATAATGAGGGTGGTTATTAGCACGTGCTTGGGTATACAGATTATTGGCATACCGTGATCCAATAACAGTCTCCATCCGTGCATCGATTGGTGGCATAACAGGAGCTGCTTTATTTTCAGCCGTATCAGTTGCCAAAGACCTACGAATTACAGCACCGTTAGGCAATTGATATGTGTTGAAAGCATTATCTGTATCAATCTTACGAGCTGGTAACGCACCTCTAAATCCGCGAGTTGATTTACCTGCAAAAATTAATGAAGGGAACAAATCACGGTTAGCACTACGGAAATCAGTACGTGTGTAATTTACCGCTGTGCCTTCACCATCCTCAGCAACACTAGTTCCAAATTCGGTAGCAAGTTCACTAATCATATTAGTTACTTGTTCTTTTTTAGAAGCAGGGATTGTTTGGTCTAATTCACGTGGAGTTAATTCAAGAATTGTGTGGACATTATTGTTGGATTTATCTACAACAATACGACCGTTGCCAAAACCGACGTAAGCATATTTTATGATTGCTCCGTCTGGTGTTTGGTGAGACCATTCTACTTGACTGTATTGACGCTGATTCATTTTGCGAATACCTCGAATGAGGTTTTCTCTTGGTAGCGTCCCAGTCTTTAACTCAAACGTATCAGGATTTAATTCTGAAGCTGGTATACGTAAATCATCGGATACAAATACATCATCTAAATTATGTGAGTAATACACCTTCTTCGGCCCAGTATCAGTATCAATAACCATAGAAGCCATTGGGATTGAACGCTGGTTTGTTTCCATCTGGTTACTTGCAGATTCACCAGTAATTGGAGTAGGTGACGGAGTTTTTCTTACTTGGAGTAAAACCTTTTGAGCTAAAATGTCCGAACCAATTTTTGTGTAATCACGTAATCGTGGATTAATTTGTTCGTATATAGTTGCAGGATCAGGTCCCCTAAGGAAACCAGCATCACGCCCACGTTGTATTTGATCGGCTTTGCTTTGCTCTGTTTCAGACAAAACTCTTTCAATAGCAAGATTACGACCAGCGCCAAGAGAATTCATAACTTCTTGGTTTACAACAGGTTGGAAATTACCTGTATCTTGAACCTGTGCATATTTCTTTGCAGTGGGAAGCTGATTAATTACAGCCGCAGTGCCATCAACGCTACCCGGAAAATAAGCACCCGGTACTAACTGATCAAGTTCTTGGCTAACATAAGCTAAAGCCTGTTCACTAGTTAAGCCATAGTTACGTGTTAGGTGCTGAAGGACTGGAGCCTTTGTAAATAAATCATTTAACTTTTCTTTTCGCTGTGCGCCAATAGCATATTTAATTTCGGCGTCACGAGCAAATCCCGACTGCCATTTATTCATCTTGCCTACTAATGAATTAGGCTTAGCATATGGCATTAACATACCTGCACCCGCACTAATTACATCTGCGGGATTAGGCATGGGATTGTTTTCTGGATCAGCAATAGCGTATCCAGTTTGTAATGCAGGTACGGCTAAGTTAGATGCAGCATCTATAGCAAACGGACTCATATTCGTTAATGCGTCACGCATACCTAACTTAGGTGCTGCGTCTACAGCAAGCCCCATACCCTTTGCGCCAGTAGTTAATTGATTGACGGTAGATTTAGCAGCTGCAGAAGCCGAAATAGCTCTAACGTTATTAATAGCTGACTTTAAATTATCTTTATAACTACCTGCTCCAATAGCAGGTTTTCTTGTAACAATAGATGCTATTAATCCAGCAGCAACTAACAAAGGAGACGTTGCTGGCGCCATCATGCCAGACATTTGCATTGATTGTTCAGACGCTGCACCAAATGCACCTGCTTGTTTACGAGCAGCACCAAGAGGGTTACCAAGAGCGTTAAAACGAGCGTCACCCGTTAAGTATTCTAATCCTGCTCCAGCTACCTGTCCCACTAAGCTAAGGCCATTCATGACAGCAACAGAAAGGCCAACTTGAGGACCAAGTGCTTGTGCAGCAAGAGTTCCACCAACTGCTGCTCCGTAACCTTGGCCAAAATTTAACGTCTGCATACCAGTAGCTTGACCTACGTTACGAGGATCAACATTGCCTCCAACTGTACTAGCAACTTTTTGTGCAGCTTCTTCAGGAGTTTGATCAGGGTCAAATGCGTTGACTACTGCTGCACGTCCCATATTAAATGTATTTGGATCAATGCGTTGGCCACTGCCAGTCCAATCAGTCAGACTTGAGCCTGTTGGCTGTAATGTATTTTCTGCAGCACCAACAATATCAAATAAAGCATTAGCACCAGCTTTATACGTACCAATGGCTGTATCACTAGCTAACTTCTTATTGAATACACTTGATGCTTGTTTACGAATATCATCATAAGCAACAGCCGTTTCCCACGGTTTTGTAAGGCTTTTTTGCTCAGTTGCTAAACCTTCTCGCTTACGGTTTTGTCTATTTGCAACATCACTGAATGATTGACTAAAATCATAATTTCCGTCATTGATCCAGTAACTTCGTAACAATGGCCGTTCTTTACCAGACGTACTGTCTACATACGTTGCTGGCTTATTATCGCTTGTGAGCATAGGCATCTTTGCAGTTTCTGCTCTAATGTCCTGATAGCGTTTTAAGCGACTACGGTATCCTTTGTCATCGACTAACCCAGCTGTTTTAGCCTCATTTAAAACAGCTGAGGTGACATCTACACCATTTTGTTTACGAATTAAAAAAGCGTAGTCAGGATTAACACGTTGTGGTTTGCCAACTGTAGCATCAAACTGACGTAACCAAGAAGTAATTTGTGCGTGTTCAGGATTCTTAGGCAGTGCTGATCGCTTTTTATCAAGCGGCTGGCCATCCATAACCCACTCAAATTTACGTGTAACAGGGTTATATTTCTGCGTTTTACCTTGAGGCATAACTCAAATCCTTTTAATTGTTTCCCGGACTACCATCTAACATTGTTCCACCTAAATTTGCAAAATACTCTTTAAGGTTTGGGTCATCTTTTACAATATCGTACATGCTCCGCTTGTGATTATTTACAATCGTTAAAAGCGTCGGACTATTACTATTGTACGCTTGCATAAAATTTGTAGGAGGGCCGTTTAACATACCCTGTAAACGAGCTATTTTTTTCAATGATGCGTCAATAGCAGCATAGTTACCACCACTTTCTATCGTTCTGTTTAATTGGTTATTTAAAATTGACGATACTAATTTAATTGTAGCACCTATACGATTATCAAACGTTTTTGCCCAGAAGTCGTTAGCAGAACCAAGGACTTTGCCCCAATTTGGTATTGTTCCTTTTTTTGCAGCTTTTTCCATTGCTTCAAATCGTTTGTCAAGTACGCTACCTTCTTTTCTAGCATTCTCAAGATTTTGCTTAAGAAGTTCGATAGTTGTCTCTGCAGTTTTTTGTTTAATTCCAAGTTCCGTCTTGCCTAGCTTTAAGGAAACTCTGCCAGCAGCGGCAGCACGTTCTTCTTGTTTAGCATTAATATCTCTACCTTGTTTAGTAGTTAACATTCTGTCAGCAGCTTCATCAAGATCTGCTTTATCCTTGGCTGACTTAACAAACTTTTCAGTTAACTTAGAAGGCATATTGTATGGACTAAACATGCTAAGGAATCGTTCTGCAATAACAGATTTCATTCCCATTGCATCACCATGTGCATACCTAGCCATTAAAGAGGATACGTACTCAGGGTTTAAACCATATTCTGCAAAGTCAGCTGCATTCATCTCAGCATGATCACGACCACTGGCTAATCGATTCCACGTTCGTGGAACAAATGAATCTAATGCATCTGCAAACATTTCTGCTGCAACTGTGTCGGCTTGTTTTTGCTGTGGCTCATATAAATCACTATATTGAATATCGCCTTCAGCAACCTTTAAAGGTTCTATTATAGATTTGAATTTAAGTACACTTGACTTAAATGGGCTTACCTGTATCGGTGGTCCAGAATATTTCCTAGGTGGTACCGGCACTTCACCGGGAAGAGTACGGGCAGCAGGTTCATTTTCAGGAGGAGCTGGAGGTGGCGGTGGTGAGGAACCTCTTGGTGTACCTACACCTAAACCCATGGTAGTCGGACTACGTTGCCCAGTAAATGTTGATTGTGGCGATGGTCGGATAGCACCCGGCACAGAAGAAGGGATAGGTCTTGCAGTAGATGAAGTTTGTCCAGTTGGTTCAGCAACTTGTTGATTTACAGGAGCTATGCCACCAGATGAAATTATAGGTAGATCATTAATAGGATAATCTCGCTCAAGCATGTCAGGAGTAATTCCTTCCATACCGACAGAGCTGCCTAATTTTCCAATAGATGTTCTAGCTGCAATAGCAGCAGCACGTGCTGCGCGTAATGCATCTGCGTATTTACGAACTTCAGATGGAGGCCTGAACTTGACAGCACCCGGCTTCATGTAATCCGCATATGCCGTTGCTGCTGCTGTATAAGCATTATATGGATCAAGCAATGGCATGATGAATGCTTGCTTGTCTTTCACCGGATTAATCTTACTTAGGCGTTGCGCTTCAGCAACTTGCAAATCATTTAATACTTTTTGTTGGTCAAACTGTTTTGTTTGCATGTTGCGACTAAATTCGCGATCACGCAATTCTGAGCCTTGCTGAGCCATTCCTAATTGCTGTTGCATTGCTGCCATAGCCATAGCGCGTAATTGCTCATCCCGTTTTTCGCGAGATTTACTTCGTGCGTCTAAATACGCTGCAATAGGTATTGGATCCATTATTAGTACCCTCTGTCAACCATTACGCCATTTTGATACGTAGGCATTCCAAAGCGACGATTTTGTGCAATCTGTTGCTGTATTGATTGGCCACCGCCAATTCCAGCAGGTGATGGATTAAATGATGGAGTCATTGATCCACTAAGCTGTGTTGGTCGTTGAAAACCAAATTGACCACGTGGCATATTTGAACCAATTGGCCCACTATTAGCAGACGGAGTATATGATGCGCCTCCATTAGTTGGGTTTAACATAGCCATCTGTTTATCAAAATTTTGTTGAGTCTGCTTAAACTGTTTGTTGTACATCTGTTGAGTGTTTTTATTTTCAAACATATCGCCAAGCATAGTCATTAGTGCAGTCTGGCGTTGCTGTTGTTCATTCTGAGAATTTAATTGCTGTTGTCCTAATGCTTGACCGGTTCCAATTAAATCTGAATACTGTTGATTTAATCCACCTATTGCACCAAGCATACCTTGCGATGCATTGCCATAAGCTCCAGCTGCCATGTTTTGCGCTGAGGCCATACGTGCTGGTGCGTTAGCCTCATAGTTAGACGTAAAGTCACTTAGTGATTTAGTGATCGCTGCATTATTAGCATTTGTTACGCTATTGGTTAAACCAGTACGTGCGCCACCATAAAGGCCAGCATTATTAGCAACACGATTAGCTGCAGCAGAAGATTGCTGTGCCTGTGTATTCATCATCTCATTTAAAGGGCCAACGCCTTTAAATGTATCAGTTGATGTCAATGGCTTGTTTGCACCTTCAATAGCCATGTCTGTTGTTTTTTGATAAACAGGATTGTACTTATTGTACATATCTTGCTGATCACTTAAATACTTATCATAGTATTTATTTAGCCTACGCTTCTGTGCGTAGTCGGCTTGCTGCTGTGCATAAAACGGATTCTTATTTGGTTTGACAAGACTGCTGGCAAGCATGCCAGCACCCATTTCACCAATTGGACCAGCAAAAGCACCGCCTACAGTTTTTGCAAAGTCTCCCCAAAAATTATCTTTTTTTGCTTCTGCCATTTGTGTATCCCATTCCTATTAAACAACAGCCTTGTCGAGTAAGGCAAGCCAACCATAGTTGTTGGACGCATCCATACATGCTAACCAAGTAACCGTTTCATACTGTTTAGTTAAGCCAGTCCACGTTGAAAAATACCAAAGTGTAGACGGAGATTCAACAGAAAACGTAACAGTATTAGCTGTTGAATCCATTTTAACAGCAATAACTCTTCGGCCATAACATGAAGCAGCTTGTGGTAATGCTAAAACAAATCCTGCCGTAGTCGTATCACATATTGCAAGTTGATCTGCATACGTTACTGCGCCAGCTGCAGTATATATTGTTTGCTGCATCTGATTTGCTGAATACGGCACAGTTGGATTTCCAACATAAACTGTTTTAGGTGGAATTAACACGGAGCTTCCGGGACCAAAGACTTTGTTTAGTGCCGGGGTACGACGTGTTCCAGCTGATGAATCTGGGCTTAAAACAGGTGCAGGTGTTGGCATTATGTTCTCGGTGTATTTCCCTCAGTAGTTGTTACATGTAATGCAAACATGCGCCAAGGCTGAGACGTGCTACCAGTAAAATTGATGTTGAATGCCTGAGCATCTGATGTCCTAGAAATACTTCGCAATGCTACAACTTTATTAGTTTGTGGATACCAAGAATATAACCCTGTAGTGCTATATCCTTTAATGCCTGTAAGACTCCAGTTAATAAACATTTCGGTCGTTGCTTGGTTATCTAAATGCAATAACAACGAGTGTAGTTTATTTGCACTGTAGTACATTGCTCCTTCAGCAAACGTTTGTCCATACTGCCTTGTACTAATTTCCCATGCAATTGGCGTAGATGTACGAGCAACACTACCTGTAGAAGCATATACGTTATCAGACCAATTTTCTAACTTGTATAGTTTTCCATCTCGGCCTCCAGCATATAACTCTTGGCTATCATCTGCTGCTTCAAGCACAACTATACTTGTAAAGCCAACTGGATTAATCCATGTAAACCAACCACTATTACGAGAGTCAAATACATACGTACGACTATTGGCAGTAGTGGATGTATCGGTTACAACAGGAGCAAGCATAAACAATCGTCTATCTTGACTTGCTAAGACTATTTTTGAATATAACGATGGACTAATATAATTGTTGTTTTGAACAGTAAAGTTCTGGCTATTTATATTTAATACACCTTCAAGAGCCAATGACTTTGGAGCTAAAGTAGTACTTTGAAGTTCCATTAATCCACTTGCTGTTAGCCAAACAAGTTTATTCAATACGGTTGCAACACCACGTTTAGCAAGCAACCCAGAAGTGCCTTGCTGTAAAAATCCTTGACTGGCAAAGTTGTGTGGACTATCTCCCGTAAGGAGATATGTACTTCGCTCACGCATGATAACCATAACAGCAGTAGTGCTGTTATCACGCATTAAGCCATCACCTTGCACTGATGACATTGCTTGTATTTGTTCTTCGTCGTTAGTGTTACTTATACTGAATTGTGTTCCTTTGATTACAATTTCGGGATCAGTAACATCAGGCAATAGAGTTGTATATATTCCATATTCGTTACCCGGTGTTAATGCCCAACTTGCATAAATGGCATTCTTCTTGGCGACAAATAATCGCATATTAAATACAGAGACTACATCTGCGCCAACTGGAAATTGATCTTTGCCAGTGCGTAGTCTATAACCTAACGTTCCCGGACCGTTATCAAAGAATAAAGCTGAGTCTTCTACTTGATCGGTAATAGTTAAGTTAGTCGATACACCAGAAGAAGAGGTGGTTAAACCCTTCCATACAGAGCCAGTTGAATATACTGATCCAGTATCAAGATCTACAAACCCAATAAGTTTTGGCTGTGTTCCACCGGTACGTGAGTTATTTCTATACACCAAACAATATTTGTATATTGGTGTACTCCCAGTTATTCCATTCTTTAATTGTGTGGCCGTATACGGAATAGATAACGTAACGCTGTTAATTGCAGCAGTGACAACAACCTCATTACTGATTTTAGCTGGAACGGTTTCAAATCCATTTCCGCTTGGAATCTCAGCAGTTGGAGTAAACGTGTTAGCTCCAGATGTAACAGCTGCAGAAAAGATAAACGCTGCACCAATTAACGATTGATCAGTTGTTATTGTAAACGTAGTAGTACTCGGTACAGTTTTAACGTAATACGTTGTAGATGTAGATACCCCACCTACAGTTCCAGTAAACGTTAATGCGCAACCTATACCTAAGTAGTGAGGCGCAGCCGTAGTCAGCACTGTATTGCTAATAGGGACTGTGAAGTTTACACTTGCCCAACTAGGAGTTGAAGATGTAGTAGGCAATAAGTAAGGACGCCACAAACTGAATGTATAAGTGTATTTAGAATCCGGTGTTAGCGAACCTTGTCGGACAACATCACCAAAACTAATTACCCACTCATTGTTGTAAAACCCATTTAGGTCAAAATCGTTCTTAATATAAATTGCTGCTACTTGAGTCCGAACAGTAGAAACAATTGGGAATAGTCCCCATGTTAAAAATCCATTGTCTTTATCGTATGTACATTGACCCGTAAAGTACATCTTATTACCATTACGAATCCCTAAACTAAACGGTGGTATTGACTGATTAATTTTGTCACTAAACGCAGAAGCAATACTAAGCGACTGCACATTTCTTAAGTCTACAGTTACCTGATAGTAATTAGTCGTAACAGCAACATTGGCTGAAAACACAAACGCCAACCCTAATAGGTTTTGATCTGTCGTAACAATAAATTGAGTTGGCGTAGCTATACCCTTGACGTAATACGTAGTTGTAGTTGACGTGCCACCAACTGTAGTTGTAAAGAATACTATATTTCCAACATTTAAACCGTGAGGAGTACTTGTCGTAATTACGGCGCTATTAATTGACGCTGTAAATTCAACGGTAGGTGTAATGTTGATCTTGACGTATTCATTTTGTACGTAATCTACAAATGGATTTGACGGAACAGCTTCAACTATAAATGTTGGATTTGCCTGATTAGCATTAATCTTAACCAGTCCCTTTGGGTCATCTTGTGTATCAGATACCTGAAAGCGACTATTGATAGGATGCATTGCAAAATCATCTAAATAAACAAATGAATCGCCACCCCTATTAAATGCTGCTTGAACTCGAACTTTTATACCAGTAAGTATTTTGTCAAACAGTCGAAAATCTACAAGTAACTGGATCTTTTGCCAGTCAGCAGAACTCTGCCCTGCTGCTACTTCAACTGTAGTTTGTAGTACAGCTCCGGCAATTTCTAATGCAGATGAAAATGCGGCTGTTCCAGTTTTGCTGTAACCCTGTATGGTTACATCTAAATTGTTCTGACTTACAAAGTTAGTAAGATCATCTGAATTGTAAGCATAAAATGTCAAGCAATACATTCCGGCATTATGCTGAGGAATAATATATGTTGCACCTAACACAACATTTGCGCTTAAATTTGTAGCTGCTGAGACTAATGTTGAATCAGTAGTAATTGTTAATGTTGTAGTTGTAATTGATTTAACGTAATAGTTAGTAGCAATCGATAAGCCAGCAGTGGCTACAGTAAATTGAATGATCTGACCAACAACTAAATTGTGTCCACCTGAAATAGTTAATGTTGGAGATCCATTAGTTCCAGTAAACGCTAAAGGTGTTTCATCTTTAGTTACTAATACTGTTCGCACATCAACGTCTTGAGAAAAGTAATCTTGTGCTTGATCAATTTTTAAACAAAATCCAGCAGCTCCATTGCGGGTTTGAATAAAGTTGTCTGGGTTTTTAGCTGTTGTAGAAAACGTTTGATAGACAGTACCGCCAGCTGGAACTGTTTTTGTACCAGATGTAATACGTTGTGTATCTGCAGTATTGTAATTCCATTCACCAAAACCACTAGCAGTAGACGAATCAATAGCACCATTATTTAAGACATTTGCGCCATCAGCTTGCACAACAAACGTGCCGCCGGTTCCACCAGTTGGTGTAATTACTGTTCCACCAATTGAAGCAGAAATTTGAAATCCAGTACTGACTAATCCAGTTGAAACTACATAATATGTAGTACCAGCAGTAATGTTAGTAACAGTTGATGTTTTAAATACAACAGGTTGATTTGCAATAAACCTACTTGACACAGGGGTTACATATGAAATAGTAGCTGTGCCTAGTGTGGCTGTAACACTTACAAAAACTGTAGGAATACTTCCAAAGCTTGTTGTGTCTATTGCCGTTTTGTTTGTATTGCTTAAAGACCTTACAATAATTGAGTTTGCTGTAGCTATAGGTGAATACGGACTAACATCTACAAGGATCGGGATAGATTCACCCTCAACGGTATTGCCATTCATACGTACGCGAAATAACGATTGTGTTCCACCTGCAACACCATAAATATATTGTCCAAAAGAAACCATGCGCACACTTTCACTATTACTAAATGCAAATGACGCAGCAGTCGTTCTATCTAGGATTTCAACTGGTTGATTATTTGATGTTCCATATAAAGTTGTGTCCCAGTAATACAACTTTCCATTTGATGTAAATACAATTTTACTTTGTTGTCCATCATCTTTAAGAGCCACGGTCTCCCAGATAGGTTGGCTTAATGCATAGTTAGGACTACCTGTTGTTGAATGCCAACAAGTGTTCCATCCATTACGTGGTTGTAATGTGTTGCCGTAAATCTGTATGTTATCTAGTTTTTGAAAGAAGCCTTCCTGTAATTTATTTGGCGCGTTGTATGTGTCAATACCAGTAAATTTAGCATCACCTAACGTAAATGCTTGCTGGTTATTTGTTACCATTCGAGAAGACATTACGATTGCTCCTTAGTCCATGTTGGTCCTAACGTACCGGGCTGTGTCCAAGGACTAGTTGTTGTACCTGTTCTAGTATACGTGGACGTAACTGTTCCAGATGGAACCCAGCCACTACTTAACGTTTGTTCTTGTGTATACGTAGACGTAACTGTACCCGGCCTAGTCCACAATTCAGGCGCAGGCGGAGCAGCACCACCAGCGTTATAACCGGTGAACCACCAAAAAGCTTGTGACCTAAATCCTGCTGCCATTAAACTGGATCAATTCCAGTAACAGGTACGGCTGACCCACTACTTGATACGGCTGCAGTCCACGCAATAGCACCATCGGTTGCGTTGTACACATTCAATGTGCTACCAACAATCTCTGACTTATTACGGAGTGCGTAAAGTGCTTCTTTAACAAGTCGTCCAGTACTAGAACCACCAGCAATATTACGTCCCAGCAAGTAGTCAGCCATACTTTGTTGATATAAAGGCTGAGTCATTTGTTCTGCAAATGCTTTTGCAAGCCCAGCCTCAATAAGACCTTGATACATAGCGTAACCAGCAGTTGGTGATGGGTATGACGAAACGTCTGTATTCAATGTGGCAACAGCAATTTCAGTAGCGGCATTTGCAGCTAAAGCGTTAGCATCAATAGCGTTTGCACTAAAGTCTGCGGCAGTAATAACTGCTGGTTGCAACTCATGAACGTCAGCGGCAATGTGGTTTGCCCCAGTTACAGCACAGGCAGATTGTGATGTAGTTGACCGCAAAACTCTTTGCCCAAACGAGTTATTAACTGTGTACGATGCAAGTAATGCGTCCCATACAGCAGATGCAGTTTGCCCGGAAGTAAGAGGTGCCGTATACGTAAACGTAGGCATTGCGTTTTTAAGATATGTACCTGCTTGCCCAACAGTACTAAATCCAGATACATCTGTCTGCCAGATTTGCGCTACGGTTGGTGGAGCAGTGTATGTAAACGTAGCCATACGAGAAGTAATTGTAGCGTTAAGGTTTGTACCAAGGATAAATCCTGCAGTACCAGCAGCGTATGAACCCGGTACAGCAGTATTCCACGGATCTCCTGCAGAACTAGCTGAGTTCAATTTAGCACCAGCAGAACCAGCACCAAATGTACCCGGTATAGGTTCAGTCCATACTTGCGTAGAAATAGTTGCAGCAGTTGGTGGGGAAGTGTATGTAAACGTAGCCATACGTGTGCTAACAGCAGCGTCTAAGTTAGTTTTTAATTTTAAACCAATAGAACTTGCAGTCGTAATAGATGTTTCAAGTGCATCCCACACATTTGCAACCGTAATATCGTTAAAACCTGTAATGCCTGTACCTTTAGCTAATGCAATGTTAGTGCCAGCTGTTAGTAGACGTGTAGTTTCTGACCACACCTGAGTTGAAATAGCAGCAGCTGTAGGTGGAGTAACCGTAAGGGTATAGTTACTTTTATCGTTATTGGTTGCTACAGTTACCTGACCAGTTGCGGTTGCTGTTGGCAATGATCCAACTGTACCTTGTGCAACGTTTGGAATAGCCGTAAGTCCAAGTCGCACAGTATCTAATGGGTCGTACGATACAAGATTATATTCAAGGACAACTGGGGCAATGCCTGTGCCTTTAATCATCACAACACTATGATTAAACGTAGTAGCAAATACAGCGTTAGGCATACCAATTTCGTATACACCCGGCATATCTGTTGCGCTTACTTCTTTAAATCCACCAGTTGTCCACGTACCCAATGTTCCGGCAGACAACGTCACAGGTGTAACAGTAGTATCTGCCGGTCTAAAAAAATGCATTGTGACTGATGCGTTAGTAAGACCAGTCTTACCGGAGCCAGTAGTAGAGGTGCTATCAAGGATAAAGACGTGTTCAAGTCTACTTGTTGAACCAGTCTTAACAGTTAATTTACCCACGCATACCTCCGCTCATTCCGGGATGAGTAATTAATCCTCCGCCAGAACCACCGGTTGCTGTTGCTGCACTGATCAATAACTTCCAAGCCGGGACAGCTGTATCGGTATCAGTCCATGCACCCGCATTTGTTCGCTCAGTTCTTTGGTATATACCAGAACCAGTAAATGCCCTGACAACAGTATTATTTGGAAAGTTGACTTGAAGCATAGTAGTAAACCCTAATGATGCATTAGTTACTTCTAAAGTAATCCGGTATGTGCTTCCGGGTGTCAAACTTGCTAGTGTAGATGTGTCAAACATAATCGTGCGGAGGTTTGCAGTATTAGTACCAGCATAGAGTTCGGTTGCCGTAAAAGACTTACTTTGCAGTAGTGAGCCACCACTGTCATACAACTTTAGCGTAGCAGTAGACGCACTGTTGGTTATACCAAAAATGCCGTTAACACCTAAGACATTATAGTTTGTTGTCCACGATGATTCGAGACTAAACTTAACTCCAATTTCGTCTGGAGTAGATCCGCTATTCCAACCAACTATGTTAGTTGGAGTAACTTGCGGATTGCCATATGTAGCAGTACTAGATTCACAATATATATTTGCATGAGTTTGTGGGTTGTTATTGTTACTAGCAACACCACCAGCCACTGATTTCATCGTAGGGAACGATGTTACATTCTGACCTACGCCAGCAAACAGCGTCGTAAACTGCAGGCTATTTGAAGCATCCCACGTCCCAGATTGTGCATACATAACAATTGCATACAACTGACCTCTAGTTACTGATGCGGTTCCATTTGCCGTAATTGAAAGATTGACACCTGTGAAGTTTGGAAAGTTAGTTGAGTCAGCAGTGTAATCTGTGTATCCTAACCACGTCCCACTAGGATCACCACTTGTGTTTACTGACTGTATTCCAACGCGACAAGTACCCGGTGTAGCATTTGTTCCGCGAGCATCAAAGTAAAAACCTACCTTGGTAATGGTATCGGATTCTTCTGCTTGCCTAATACACGCTACATAATCACCTATGGCTCGCAAATTCCTGTTACCCGAGTTACTAGTACTCGTTGGCTGAGGTAAAAACCAAGGATGGATAAAATCTACTCTAGCCAATTTTTTCTATCCATGCACCGTTAGGTGCAGTTGTATCAAAGATTGCTTCTCCACCAACTGTTGTAGTAACAAGATATTCTTGCACTAACAATGACCGCATTAACGCAGTTGGATAATTCGTCTGGCACTGATAAATTTCGTCATTCCACTGTTGGTCGGTAAGTGTAATAACTTGACCATTGTCAAACTCAATAGCCAGTGCGCCGTCTTCAGTAGTTGTTACGCCTGTAATTTGTAATGTGCTACGCATTATTCACCTAACTTTAAAAGCTTCTTTTCTACAACACTATTAAACGCTTGTACCGTACGCAATCCTAATGTACCTAGTAAAAAAGAAAGACCTAGCATCTCAACTGGTTTAGTCCAACCAATATAATCTGCCAGTAACGGAGTTAGATATACAGCAGAAACCGTACCAGTAAATACCGTAATAACGCCCTGCATTGTTGTACGTATCTTTTTCCATTCAGTACCAGTGATTGCACCTGCCATAGCGGCTAATAATTGATTGAGGTCGATATGTAGTTTATCCATGATGCATTTACTTTCCAGACTGAGGTATTGGTGGAACAGAAAATAATCCACCCGGAGCTTTATAACTTGCATCTAATGCAGCCCATAATGACATCCTTGTCAGATCGTACCAATCTTTCCAGAAAGAACGTCCTACTAATGAAGGATCGTCATAATTTTTTAATGCTATTTTTGCAGCAGTGTAAGCTGGTAACGACTTAAGTAATGTGTCATCTGGAATAAATGAAAATGTACCGCTGTCTGTTGGAGTCGCTTCTACAGAAAATGTGCCAGCAGTTCCACCAGTGGGAGTTATTGCTGCGCCTCCAACAGATGTAGATATTTGAAATCCAGTAGATGAAAGGCTAGTGGCTATAACGTAATACGTAGTTCCAGCAACAATATTTGTAACGGTGCTAGTCCTAAAAACAACTGCTTGATTAACAGCAAATGTATTAGTTGCAGCAATTGTTGGAGCTGCTAATGTTACTGTTGCAAGAACATATCCACTAATACCTGTATAGGCTATTGGCGTTGGCGTAGTTGCTCCTGTAACAGTTAGCGTTACTGCAGATACAGGAGTTGGATATAAACCAATACTGTAAATGCCATTACGATACCAATTAACTGGAACACCTGTTGTTGCTGTGTATGATTGATCGTAAGCTTGAAGTTCCATTTCACCGCAGTGAACAAGCCTAGTAGTTGCTGTTGCAACAGTAAATGGATACCACATGTTAGTAGCAAGAGTACTGTTTAAACGACTTGTTGTAGACGATATTGTGGCATTACCTTCTAAGAACACACACGTACGGCACATCTCTAATGCACCTTCATTTAAATAATTAAGTATGCCTACGTCTGATAATATTTCTGCTGCTCCACCTACTCCAGATGCTAACTCGGCAACAACAGATGTGTTTGTTTCGTTTAAAAGTCTTAGTGTTTCTGATCGTAATGCTGTAAATCCTAATGCCATTAGACTGTCCTCCTCATATACATAGCAGCATATGATTCTACTTGCCCAAGGCGATCCATGTATTCAGCTTTGAAAATCTGCATTCCATTAGGATCCATCATTTGCACGGCTCGCTCAGCAAGAATGCCATAGATAAGACAGTCGTGAGCCACAACAGGTAACGGACATTCCGTTGCGTCAGTATTTGTAATAGGATTTCCACTGGAGTCATAGGCCCAGTATTCACCGGGGATTGCATATCCTTCAACCATAACTCCGTTTGTAACTGCAATAGATGGAGTTGGGTAAACTGCAATTTCATTCATACCTCTAATGCCAACTGCTTCAGCCCACGCTTGTGCTGGTTTGTTGGCAAGAGCCACTAGCATTTGATCTCCATAGTTATACATGCGTGGCTGAGTGTAGTCACCATTAGTATCTAGAAATCGAGTAGCGCGAATCTTGTAAATGTCGGGACTTGCATAAATGTATTGTCCTGCAACAAGGTTTAAATACCGACGACCAACCAAACAGTCAGTGTTTCTGGCTATCTGGTTGGCCGCCTCTTTAATAATGTAATCAAGGCCAAATGGGTCACGATCAGCGTCTGTTCCGAAATAATTCCGACCCAGCATTCTTACTCGTTGTTTAATTTGACCTAGATTCATTTAATTGACCTTAGACCTGTGCGTTTTCACGTCCGGTTACGAAGCTCATTCCAACGTTAATTGTTGAAGTGTTAGCAAGTAATCCAGTCGTAGTTTCTGTTCGACCAAACGAAAGAATAGCACGTAAGAATGGGTAATCCGTCTGTACTGGAATAGTAAACACTGCGCCAGTATTTGGGACACCATTCAATCCGTCAAAGAAAACCTGCTGGAATGTCCTAGATGCAACCAATGCATAAGGACTTGTTGCACCAGCAGTATCTAAGTCTGCAATAGTTCCTGCAGTGCCGTTAAAACCACGTACATAAGAACCATACAGCGAGACCGTTAAGTTAGTAACGTTGACAGCTGTTGTAATATTAGATGCACTAATATTCGGCTGTACAACAGTACGAAGATATAACGGACGCACGTACTGTCCCGGTAATGGTTCAGGCAGTGCCCCCGCCTGTCCCGGAAGAGCAACCGGTCCAAGTCCGTAGGTTGGGTTAGTTGCGTATGCTACACCAGCACTTACAGCCGTAGCTGTTACTAAGAAGTTAGTAGACTTTAGCTCAGAAAGATAGAAGGTGTTAACACCTACATACTGAACGGTGTATGGTCGATACGCCTTAATAACACCAGCTCCACCAGTAACGGATGTAAATACCAAGGTTGATCCTTGAATTAATCCGTGACCAGTGACAGTAAACAATCCTGCAGTAGAACTAGAAATTGACGCAGTGCGAAATCCTAGTGGTGCAGCTGCGGTATAAAGACCGTCACCTTTAGTACCATCGGATGTTGTAATACTATAGATGTCTGCAACCTGCTCATCTGTATAGAAAAAGTCAGATGTATTACATGTAATTGCTGCCGTAGAAGCACCCGCTGAGTTTAAGGTTAATGTATTAAACCCAGAACGAAATACTTGCTGAAGGTTGCTAGTTACACCAGCTGCAGTTCCAGATACTGTTTGCGTCGGCAACACAAACGAAGTTTTAAAATCTCTTGCCATGTCTTACTCCTTATTAGTTGATCTTAACGTTCAATCGGCCTAGAGCACGTACATGAGGAATCCAAAGACCAGCGCCCCAATCAAATAAGACGTTGTGCATAATTCCATTTTCCTTGCTGAGTCCAAGGTATGTCGGCTTGAATGGACCAGACTGCCAACCCTGTACGTAGCCTGAGCCATATCGCACAAAGTAAATCTGCGTCGCAGTAGCACCTGTAATACCCGAAATTGTCTGGGTGTTACCAATGACAGGAGTTGTACCATCAGACTTACGACCAACTACGCGGATAGTAACATTCTTGTACTTTTCCACTGGACGATCGTAGCTGTCCTGAGTGATATCAAAACCAGCACCAATACCCATAACACGGATAGCCATTTCAACTTGACGCTTGGCCTGTTCCGACATGTATGCAACAATGCCATCTCCATCAGGAGCATTCATGTTGTCAAGAACATACTGGAAGTCAGAAATCAAACGGTTTGCAGCAGCAGCAGCAGTCGTAGGACCTGCCGTAGCAAATAAGTTAGCCGTGGAAATATCAGCACTAGAAGTGATAGACATTTCAGCCGGAATATCGTATGCAACAAAGTTATCTAAGCGATATTTAAGTCCGGGGAAACAATCGGATGTATTACCAAGAGCAGTAGAAGTAGGGTCGTTATTAATGTACTTGTCATTAAAATCGTACGCAAATCCTTCTAAGAACATCTTGATCTGTGCATCTACAGGATCAATGATGTTGTTTGGTTGATCAAGTAATACGTGGTCAACAGTGATCTTGTTACGAACAAGATACATTGCTTCTTCATACGACTTTGGCTTACCACGAACGGATGCTGGCTCAGTATTAATACCGGTCCAGTTTGGCTGTGGGATACCGCTGTTTAAATAACGTACGCCAATCTGCTTAAGACTAGGCGAGGTGAAAAATGGAATATCCTTGATAGCATTCCATGTCTGATGAAGGCTTTTGGTGATTTCCTTTACCAGCGGATCATTGGACAAAATAGCCTGATCTGCGAGGGTAAGGGCACCATTAAAATCAATTGCCATTGTGGCTTACTCCTTAAAGTTGATTCGATGATCGACCAATTCCGAGCAATCGACTAATGGTGCTCATTGCACCACGCGACTGTACGGGATCGGGCTGAGAAACGACTTGCTGATTACTATATGAAGTATCAATTGGTACAGGCTGTGACATACGAGATGTAATAGTCTGCGTCAACTGAGGAATCATAGACTCAACAATTCCACTAATGTTGTTGTGCACAAACTGTGCAGCATCATTAGGATTCATACCGTTTTGCACAAGACCATAAAACATGTCTTGGCCACGGCGAGCGTATGGATATTGATCAAGAGCGGTATCGATCTGCTGTGAGACCATATACTCCGACATCTGATTCATGACACGGTCGTATCGCATACGTTGAATTTCAGCGTCAGCCTTAGCTTCTGCTAAATCCTGTGGCATCATTTCATCGCGAGCGAACCCCATATATTGTTCGCGGATGGTCTGCTCTTGCTGCTCAAGTTGCTGGCGCTGCAAGGCATTCTGTAAATCTGATGCACTCTGGAATCCGTTGCCTTCTAATTGTGTAATTAGATCGGCCCAGCGTTCCATCTGTCCTTGATACTCACGACCCTGTCGAGCTTGTTCATTTACTTCACGAAAACGTTCGTAAGGAACAGAACCCGGCTCATCGCCTAATAGATTGTCATAAAGCTGCTGACGTACTTCAGATTCAACATCTGGCGTAGCATCATATCCATTATCAGCATATTCGTATTCTGATCCACCGTCGCTGTTTAACGCCCATTGGTTAGGGTCGGCGGCACCCTCTGGTGAATCGTATAAACCTTCTGCTGCGTAGTCGCCCGTCGCCGCTGCTGGTGAGTCAGCGGTTCGCATCACCATCTCATCGGACATTACATTGTACTCCTATTATCTTCTTGATCGCCAGCCATCAAACTGGACGTTAGTTGCGCATCAGCCTGTTGCGATTGCATCATGGCTTGTTCTTCTTGCGCGTTAGCCGCTATGCCAGCTTTCGCAGTTTCCAAAGCAATATCTGCTTCTAACTTAGCGCGAATCTCGGCAATCTTTTCTTGAGTCTTTATCTGACTCTTCATCTGTTCCTCTTCTGGGTTAAACGTAGAAGGAGGAGGAGGTGGTGCTTGCTGTTGCATAGCCATTTGCTGTTGCATCATCTCTTGCTGCTGCTGTTGCATCATTTGCATCTTTTGATTCTGTGCATCCAAGTGCTGCAAGATTTTACTAGCTTCAGGCATGTTAACCATTTCAACAAACAGTTTGTTTGTTTCTGGATCTGCTGGATCTCCAAAGACACCCATCTGTCTGAGCATGGCATACTTTTGCAATCGTGCGTCCGGTCCTTCATCAAGGCTTGATCCCGGTACATAAACAATGCGGAACTGACCACCATTACGGATTGCATCAAATCGCATAATGCCCTGTTCAATCTTGTCATTTGGAAGTTCGCCACCCTCAACATCTCCAACAAACGGAACAATG